TAAAGTCTGCATGGGTGAATGCATCGCCTTTGTCGCCTTTTAAGGCAAGCAATTCTGCATCGGTAAAGTCTGCATGGGTGAATGCATCGCCGGTGGCTCCCTGAACGCCAACACCGGAGATTGACAGATTGATCTCGTCATTATTAATAATAATTTTCATTTGATAACCGCTCCAATAAATGTGACCGCACCTCTAAGCACTGAATACTCCTTTTGCCCTGTATAAATCTCAATTTGATAAACTCCACTGACCTCTGAAATGTCCTCAGTTGCGGTGGCCGGGATGTCGATCGTGATATGATTTATATTATTAATACTGATATAGTCCTTACAGTTAAGAATTAACACGCTCGCCCGATCACGCATTTGCATGTCGACCGTATATGCTGATATATCAAAATCTGTGTCGTCATTGTTATTAAGTGCCAAATCCATCTCAAAAGTTGAGCCATTTTCAATTTCGATATTATGTATGCCTGACTTCATGTATTCACCTTGTTAATATTAACCATAATTTATCCTAATTCCATCTCTAACATCACAACACCATTTGCACCTGCGCCACTTTTTGAATATCTTGCGCCCCGAGCACCCGAACCACCGCTCCCATAACCACAGCCTGTCTTTCCGTAACTAAGAGTGGCGTTATACATCTCCGATTCCATTCCCCCAACTCCGACCAATCCAACCTCTCTCCCTTGACCTGCCAAACCTCCCCAAGCAGGGTTGGCAGGAGAATTGTAATTCTGAGTTTGTTTCACATCTGTTGACCTGATACCTACGGAAGTGAAGGCGTCACTAACCAAAGAACTAGTTCCCGTCACTAATGTTCCTGAGAAACTACCAAAACCAAATATACCTCTGTTTCCTTTAGGGCAAATAATAGTCCCTGCTTGAGAGCCACCTGTTATTGTGATGGTTGTGTTTGCGCCACTATTTCCATGTTTATTCTGGTCAGAAGTCTGCGCAGTGCCACCCGCACCAACTGTCCAAGCAATCTTGGTTGCACCCTTAACACTAGCCTTAAAAACACCACCGCCACCGCCACCTCCACAATAAGCGTCGGCGTAATCCTCATTACGGACAACTGCCCCACTTCCACCGCCACCAACGGCAGTCAATAAACAATCAAAGGTTTGAGTGCCATCAATTTGGTAAAAACTTGTACCCGAATCGGCAAACACCAAACCGCCTGGCGATATACCTGTCAATGCTGAACCATCACCTTTAAACTTGCCACTATTTGTCGCCTCAATGTCACCATTTGCGTGGATTCTGAGCCTCTGAATCGCGTTAGTGTAAAATGATTGATACCCTGTTCCGTTGCAATAAAGCAACAAATTTCTGTCTTTTTTTGCTTGTACTCTGACCCAATTATCGTCGCCGTCTACTGGATCCCATGATGCAAGGCGTAAATCATAATCAGTGGCGTTTGGCGCTTTTAAATCAATATAGGCACCGGTAGTGCCGCCTACTTCTAGCCTGCCATGGCCGCTTGCATTGTTGATAAAAATATCCGTACTCACTCTAATATTTTCGGCGTTCAACTTTGTTGCTGTGAGATCACCCGAGCCCAAATCGATGTCTTTGCTGCCGTCCACAACCAAAGCCTTGTTGGCCACCGCCACGCCATTATTAATGCCGGTTAAAACATTTAACTGAGCGCTCGTTGTGTTCACCGTATCCGTTATACTTGGAAAATAAACACTTTTAAGCATCAAGCCAAGATTGGCCAAATTCAATTTGCCGATGGTAATCCAATCATTATTTGCCGCATTTCTAATTTTGAGCTCATTATTTGCTGAAGTATCAGCCCAAAATTGAAAGGCCTGAGTCGTCAAAGAGTTGGGCGCAGTTGATCCGCTATTATTGGTTAAAATTGCATCCAATACATCATTAATGTCACCCCTTACTGTGGCACCGTTTTTATTTGCTATATCATAATCATGCTGTGGCATTTATTCCGCCCTCCCATATCCTGTGGCCATCCAATTGATGCGGCGAGAAACCGCCGCACCTGTTGAATTTTTAAAATTAATTGTAAAACCCTGTTTTGTTTCGTTTGTAAGTGTCCAATAATCACCTGTGACCATGTTTTGTGCAGTGATGCCAACATAAGGGGTCGCCATAAATGGTGAGGCATAAACAGTATTTAAGCCACCGGTGCCGACTAATTTGTTTTGATCTCTTTCATTGCGATCGGGCATGTCAACACTGACCACCAATTCGGTAATCACTATATTTAATGAAGTTTCAAAATTTTCAAAATCAACCTTAAATTTAAAACCACGCGCCGAATAGTCGCCGATCATTAGTGGTTCCCAATCTGACCAAGCGGGTGAGATGTTAGGATCATTTTTGGTAGTTGCAACAAATAAAGACACTTTGACATTATCCGAGCCTTGCCCATCAAACTCCGCCCAATCATCAATCAACTCAACCCTTGAATCGATCAAATCGGCTATATCATAAATTGATGCCGTCATTTTTGATGTAATCCTGGCGGTAAAAACGCTGCCCAAATCAACCGGACTTTCAAACAAATAAACCCCTGATGTGGCTGCAAAACCTGAGTTTTCTGTAAGTTTTAAACTAGATCCATCAATAGTCAAATTGGTTTTTGTGCCGCCATAACCCGTGGCTTTTTCATCCAATGTTTCAATTGCATTGAATGACAGTATATTCGGCACAGTGGTGATCGATTGTACATAATCTGTCGATGCGTTGCCTGCCGAATCTACTGAGCGCGCCATGTAGGTGCCGGATAATAATGGCAGCACCACATTAGTGGCCGTGCCTGGTAAAGCCTCACCAATTTGAGTGCCGTGCGCCCATGTTGCACCGGCTGTGAGTGGTGTGTGCCTGATGCGTATATAACCGCCATGCAGTACATCCAAATCAGTGACCCGCGCCCATTGAATATGAGCCGAGCCATCAATTGCCCTGACACTAAAATTTTGTAATGGTAAAGGTGCAGCCGATAACCCGCTCAAACCTTTGCTCAATGAATACCACGAAGATTTGACACCAATGATGTTGATGGCGCGCACTCTAAATCGGTAATCACCGGCTTGTAGATTGTTAATTTGGGCGGTTGTGCGCCTGGTTGTGGTTGAATATATCCAATCGGATCCATACTCTCCGGTGATTAATGGGGGCATATATTCAACCTCATATTTGTCAACATAAGCATCTAGTGGCTCTGACCAACTGAGATTGGCGCGCATTTGTAAGCCTTGAGAAGTGTTGGTTTTGTATAATTCTTCAATCACTTGGATGGCAGTAGGTGAGCCAATGTTGGTTGGGTCTGGCAATCTAGTGTTGGGTGAGGTGTCTGATGCATGGATAGTGCCGAAATTATAAGTTTCGGAATCGTACTCAATAGCCAAAACACGCACCTCATCATTGTTTTGCAATGTCATGCGCATAATTCTAAATAATTTACCATTAGACAGGGTGTTTTTATCCCATCCAGGGGTGGAGTGCTTAATTGCCACAACATCTCCAACCTCACAGGTTAGCGCCTCAATGGTGGCGCTAAATTCACACGCTACCTGTTGACGGGATTGGTGCAAATTAATGGTGCTGATCATTTTGGCGCGGGAAATGTCTGAGGTAAATGGCAAGTCAATCATTCGATCAAGCAACAAACCGCTATCATTTGTGCGCAACTCAGGTGCATCAACAACCGCGATGTCAGGCTGCCATTGTCTGTCAGGGTTAAAAAATCGACCCCGGATCCTGTTAAATTGTGTATTTTTATCACCCAATTTAATTGACCAAGCGCCAACAATGTTGCTCTCTGAAAATGTAAAACTGGCCACTTCAGGTTTGTCAATAATTAACTTGTATTTTCCGCCGCTAAAAACTAAAAAACCCCGGCATGATGTCAATAATCCTTTTAAAACTTCCATTGATCCATCATCTGTGTTGATGACACCGTTACAGGTAAAGCGCTTTTTACTACTATTACCGATGGTAATTACATTATCACAATAAGTCGCAGCAGCTGAAAAACTGGCATCATCCATTAGTGATGACTCAATCGCGCGGCCATAGCGGCCATTAGTTAAGTAATCACGAATGCACAAAGCCGGGTTGTCGCTCCAATCTGTCGAATTGTCGCGGGGATCATAAACCTTGGCGCCTTTAATATCAACGGTAATGGTTGGCAAACCTTGAGGATAAGTATCCCTATCAAATTTTAATTTTGCATAAATGTATGCGCAGCCTTTTAACGCATGAGCGGTGCCCCAATCTGTCTCGTTGATAACAATGCCGGTCTGATCGTCAGTACCGTTTTTTGTAACAATGTCTAAAACTCCATCAAACCTGGAATCTGTTGCATCAATATCGTTTAAATATACCGCATTAAAACCATCAATCTCACCCTCACAAACTGCAATGACAACATGTAAATAATTGTTTTTTTCGCCGGTGGTTTCTATAAATACACGAGTGCCGCCAACTCGGCGCAGGCCATAAACAATCGGAATCGCTGCATCGTTTGCCGACTTATTTAATAAAATGCCCAAATCGGCCAACGGCTGCTCTTTATTTGTTAATTTTCCAACTAAAGCGCCGGCCACCATTGTGCCAAAAATCTGAGCAGCCAACACACTGCCGCCAAACCAACCGGCAACCATTGCCGACCCGCCAATGCTACTGGCCACCCATGAGGCGCCTAGACTTACAGCCACCGCATCACCTCGGTCATGTTTGGCACATCTTTAATTTTGACAATCTCAACGCCTTTGGTGTCGGTTACTATCGCCACCGTTGCACCGACACACACCCCCACTGATCGCCATTTTTTTTGATGTGCCAATTTTTGCTCCATGACCACAATGTCACCAGTTTGCATGTATTTAAAATCGACACTTGTAAAGCTGTATTTTTTCAAATGGTCACAAATATCACCATTTTTTTTGGCGTATTTCCAGGCCGTTTTTTGGTCTGTCCATTGGCCGGTCATTTCTGATCGTAAGTTGGTGCCTTTCATTATGTCAATGGCGCCCAAAACAAAAAGCGGGCAATCGTTGATGCCATATTCAAACGGCCGACCAATTTGAGTTTGCACATAAGTGATGAGTTCAATTTCAATTTCAGGCATCATAATCATGCACCCCAGGTGATCTCTTTTACAATCTCTGAGGCGTACTCGAAACCCCTATCACCTGGAAAATATATCTGTGTTTCTTCGTGATTGGTGTGGCGGCCGGTTATTCTTACAAAGTCAACCCAGGCATTTGTTGCGCTAACGCTAACCGATGCGGTGCCATCGCCAGGATTCTCAACAATGACAGGCTTATCCATTCGACCCTCAAAGATCAACACAGGATCAATGATCAAATCGTTATTGTCGCTTAAAAATGCCGTGTAGATCTTAACAGTTCGGTCAATGTATTGATAATTCATAAAACGACTGATCCAAGCTGTTTGAATGCTAGCTAATCCCAATGTCACGCTTGACACCATTACCTCTGCCGCCTCCTCAATGTCTGAAAAACTCAACAATCCACCATAAGCCTGATAATTATTACCGCCAAAACTTATATCAGAAAATGAATCGGTCATAAAAACAACTTCATCATCAAAATGCACTGATACCAAATGCACTGGTCTGTTTTGAGATTTAAAAGCCTCTGTTTTAAAACCATCTGACGATCCGCGATCCATTAGGCCACCTCAACTAATTTAATGCTAAAACCGACCAGTTGGGTGTTACTAAGACTCATCACCTGTTGGTCACTCGAAAACGACACGGTGAAACCCACATCATTAAACGACACCACATCACCGCTAGTAATATCTTGAATGAGTGGCGGCTCTAAATGTAATGTTGTGTTTGAATTATAGATAAGACAATAAACTTTATCATGTGAGGCAAATTTTATAAAATCGCCGGCTTTTAAAGTGCCTGATGATAATCCACTATATGCAATTCCACTGGTTGTGCCTGCTGTATAGTTTGACGTTGTGGCTAAATTACCGACCGCCGACCCGGATGAATTTTGCCAAATCGGTGGATAATATATAAATGTTTTAAATTGGCCTCTCTGGTGGTTTGAAAATGCCCAAATTGGTGCAAACTGCTCACGGGTCATGGGTGCAAATGTTGCATCGATCATCCACCGTTGTGCGCCTTTTGAGCGCACCTGTCGAGTTAGGTTGTGCGTAGTGCTCACCATGGTCGGTGCAACTCCTGTGATCGATATTGTTTTTGCCTCCGGCGATATTGGAAAACTCACAACGCCACCTGCTGTCCGTTTCTATTAAATGCCTGCCTTACCACTCCGACAATCGTTTGCGCATTTTCAGCGATAACCATTTGTGCGGTGCGTGGATCTAATGCATTAACCTGTGGTGAATAATTAACAACCACTGTCTGTCCTTGACTCTGACCATTGGTGTGGTCAACTACTGTTTCATTTGGATGCAAGATCGCAGCGAAACCGCCTCGACCATCAACACCGCCTGATCGACCGCCTGATCCGGTAAAGCCGCCGCCCTCGTACCCTGCAACACCGATACCGTCAATCATGCTGTGTGTGCTGCCTGGACTATTAAAAGAATTTGAAAACATCTCAGATAGTGGCGCCGTGATGTTTTTTCTAATTTGCATGCGCATCACGTCAGCCATAATAGATCGTGCCAATTCTTTAAAATTGACTTTGATTCCCATCATCATTTTAACAATTGCATCCTCGGTTTTTTGCATTGCTGACTCAGTGATTGATGCAATTGTTAATGTGCCTTTTTCAACGGTTGTTTTATAGTTTTGGAAACCATCTTTCATTTTATCCCAAATGGTTTTTTCACCACTAATACTGCCGCCATTGTTAATGTTTGTTACTTTTTTCTCAACCACATCTAAATCAACGATCAGTTGCTCAATAACATCAATGGCATTTTGAAAGGTGGTCGGTTTAACATTGGTGAAACTTGTTTTAGATTTTTGTAATTCTTTGTTTAGTTTTTGCAATTGTGTGTGGGCAGTGTCTAGTGATGATTTATCGCCAATGCCTAAAAGATCCAAAAAGCCGGTGCCACGTTTGACGGATGCATTTAATAAACCAATTTGATTTTCTAAATCAAATATATCCTTTTTAATAACATCAATCGGCCGGCTGCCCATAAATGGCAGACTTTCAATTGTTTTGCCAAACTCAATAAATCCGTTTGAAATTTTTGATAAGGTTCTTAAAATTGAAATGCCGGCCAACATTATTTGTTTTGCAATTGTTTTTGCGATGCTACCAATGCCGCCGCCATCTTTTATTTTTTGTTGACCCCATTGAATAATGCTCTCGGTGATCGATTTAATAAAGGGTGCAAGTTTTGCCACAACTTGTAAAAAATTTCCACTAATAAATTTTGATAAACTAAATAATGCGTTGTTTGTTTCTTCAATACCTTTGACCGCCTCGGTGCTGAGAATAATGCCTAAACTTTCGGCCTCTTTCATCACGTCATTTAATGAATTTTTACCGTCTTTTAACATGTTGACCATCGAAACACCCTCGGAATCGAATAGCTTAAACGCTAGGCGTAAACGTTCTGCGGGGTCTGCGGTGTTTTTAAACGCATCTGATACTTGATTCAATAATTTTGTGGCCGATAAAATCCGGCCATTTGAATCTTTCAAAGTGATGCCCATATCTTTGAGCGCTTGTTTTGCCTCGCCTGTATTTTGTGCAGCCTCACCAACTCGCCTGATAAATCGTTGCAAACCCATGTCCAGGGTGCGTTGCTCAACGCCTGCCAATTTGGCGGCATATCTGAATTGCTGCAATTCTTGCGAGGTTACGCCCAACTTAGATGATACTTTTCCAAGTTTATCAACCACATCAAGTGATCGTTTAATTAGCATGCCCATACCGGCGATGCCGGCCAAGGAAACAAAGCCGGATTTTAAGTTAAAAACAGACTTTCGGGTTTTATTTAAGGCGCGACCAATAGCTTTAAAACCTTTTTTCGTCTTATCATGCAGCCTGATGGTGTATTTTGCTTCGGTTGATCTAGCCATTGTTGTTTTCCCTTATTTCAAAATATGCAGCCCAAATGCAATGCTCGGCCGTTGTTAAGTCCATCACCTCATCCAATGATTTGTGCAAATGCTCTGCCAATTGACAAAAAAACATCAAATCATTGTCGGTCTTTAGTGCTTTTTTGCCTCAACAACTGACTCCTCATCCGATATTTGCTCAACAACACGACTGATCACCGTTGTGTCATATTCGCGCATGAGTTCCTGCAACTCAGATGGGCGCCATATTCGCTCACCATCCTCATTTAATGCCCTCATAATCAGTGCCATGCAAACTGCATCAACTGATTTTCCGGCATCATATAGCTTTAAAATCTCGGCTTGTTGTTTGCCATTAATCGCGCCCTTGTAATAAATCTTATCACCCCACTCGGGCACGTCTAATGATGATAACTCACCCGACAATCGAGATTTAAATTGAGCCTTTGCGTTGTCTTTGATGCCCATAAATACTAAACGTCAGCTAAAGCGCCGGTGCCGGTGAATGAGTACGAAATACTCGTCACATCATCCGTTGCTGTGCTGATAGTAATTGAGTCAACATGTGCCGATCCTGTCTTTCCGGCTGTTGTATCAGCATACAGCGACAAAGTGACGATCGCGCCCGATGTGATTGCATTCTGTGCAGCATCATCATCTGAAAAATGGCACTCAAATGATCCCGACCATGATGTCTTGCCTGCAACATAAGTTTTGGCTGCCGATGTCATGTTGGTGGTTTCGATGGTGTCTGCTTTTTGGTCGATGCTGAATGATTTTAATTCTGCGATCGTATCTGCACCAATTTTGACGATGCCGTCTTTTCCGTTAAATATTGCCATTTTCTTTTTCTCCTTTAGAATTAGATTTTGTTTCGGACGGTTGATCGAGTGTCCAACCTCGTGCTTGCGCTGTTTCTATTTGTGACGGATGCACATCAATTGGCACCGATCCTTTCTTGTACATGTTTGGCATATTGCCTCCTAATCAATTAACGTTGTCACATCGCGCTTATCGACTCGATAAAGTGCAACAAAGCGCATGTGCATTAATGCAATGGGTTGATCACTCTCGCCGCTGTATTCAATATCAACACCATCCAAATCGATGTCTTTGCATGTGCCACCCAATGTGGTGTCACCATCGGTAAATATGGCCGTTTCAATTTCTGCACCAATGTTGTCCAAAGTATCATCAAAATTGTCAACTGCTTTGACCCTGGCCTCAACCACAATATTGAGCAGGCGCAATTGTCGGGTGCCTGATTCGTCACTTAACTCCTCACCTGTTGAATAAATAGCCAATGAGGGCAACAATTCATGTGGATAAACACGGCTCGCAAACACATTTGTGCCGGTAGTGGTTAAGCCGGTCAATGTGGCTTTCAACTGATCGCGGATCTGTTGCCGAACGTGGCTCATTGCTTCTCAAGAATTAAACTTATCAAGCCGGTGCCATCACGCTGCACGCCGGCCACTTTATAAGTCGAATTATTAAACACAAGACTCTCACCGTGCGTAACATCAAAAACATCGGCCTCACTGCAAACAAATACCGGTCGAAAACCCTCGACACCGTGCACCTCGACAAATTGATTATCGAAAACACCAACAACACTGTTGTTGCCAACAATGACTAAATCTGCCATTTCTGTGGTGTCAAAAAACTCCGATAAATCCTCGATAAACATTTATTTTTTAGCCTTTTTTTTAGCTTTTTTTACTTCGATTGCCCATGCTTTATGGATCAACCATTTGGCAAGTTCATTGCCGGTTTCGATAATCTGCCCGATGCGTACATCTTGGCCGTTTACCACTGTCTGTTTGGTCATTTCAATTTTCATATTAATGCCTATGTTTGGTTGGCCGCCGGCCGTTAAACCGGCAGCCGTTTGTGTTGTTAGCAACTACTTATGCACCCTTACAGAATGACTCAGCATGTCTAACAGCACAATCAACATCGGTGAAAATACCGATTGTCAATGCACCGCTTTGTGCTGATCTGTCTGTCACAACTTCAACTGCACCAAATTGACCAATGATCAAATCTGAGAAGTTGCCAAAGATTGCTGTATTGGTTGTAAGCTGTGATGTTGTACGTACTGCATAACCATTCACGTTGTTGCCCTCAGCTACAAACAAGCCTGAGCCTGCATCCTTTTGGGTTGTTTTCATAGCGCCTAGCATTGCCGGTGTAGTGATGTAAGACATAGTGCCGCCCATCGCGTTGGCTGTTGAAACTGCTGTTTCCATTGCTACCATCTGAGCAAACGTTGGCGCGCCATCTGTTAGATCAACTGAGCCGATGCCCGTTGTTGTCAAGATGCCCGTTGGTTGGTTGTCTGCACCGGTGCCGCCTAATGCTGCTGCATCAATTGCTGCTGCAATGCCTGATGATAAGTCGTTGCGCAATACTTGCTCAACCGATGGATCTGATTGATTCATTAATGTGCGTGAAATATCAACATAAGCTGCAACCGTTTTTGGTGACATTGTTACTTGTCTAAACGTTGGTGCGCCTGCTGTTGGTGTGCCGTTCTCAGCTACCCAATGAACGTTAGTGCTTGAGTCAAGTGCCGGGATTGCAACGTTGCCGGTTAGGTTTGACATGAATGTCGCGCCTGCTGCATCAACCACTAGGTTGGCACGTAGTGCATCAATAAAAGAGTCACCGTAATGATCTTCTGCAACCAAATGGCCGCCTGCTGTTGCTGTGCCTGCTACTTGCGCACGTGAGTTCCACGACATACCGGCCGGGATAAAGAAACCACCATTTGATGAGCCAATGCGTTTCTCGATGTCTAATGACACCTCACGCTCTAAGCCTGCATTTGACCAGTCACCGATTGAGTGCGCTCTTAATGCTCTCAATAGTGAGTATTGGCGTACCTCTTTCTCGCTCATGTCCACATCATCAACGCGTGCTGATGGTGCTGTTGGCATGTTTGAGGTGATAGTTTCTAAAGCCACTTGTCTGAAATCATCAAGTGATTTGCCGCTGTTAATAAACTGGCGTGAAAACTCTTTTAATTGTGGGTGTGTATCTGCAATTGCAGTGATACCCGCAACACGTGCGCGCTCTGCTGTCATTGCATCATTTGCAACCGCTTTGACGTCTATTTCTGTTTTATTTTCTGACATTTTGATTTTATCCTTATTTTTAAAATTAGTGATGGTGGTAATATTGTTGCCCTCTGCTGATCTAGCAATACCGATTGAGTTGTCTGCCGGTACTGACACGACACTCACCTCATACGGTTGCCAATTGGTTGCAACGTAAGTTTCCAACCCATCTTCTGAGCGCGACTCGTCAAGTTCCATCTCGTTGATACGGTATCCAACTGAGATGTTTTGACGTATGCCATCCATCACATCTGTGAATATTTCTTGAGCGCGTGCCGACTTAGAAAAACGCACAATAGCTTGGCCACGTTTCCCGTCCACCGATGCACTTTCCACTCGGCCTATTTGATCGTTTGTGTTGTGATCCATCAACAAGGGAGCGCCGCCACCATTCAAGCGCCCCAAATCGACTGATTTTGGATCGTGGCTTAACACCTCATTTCCAAACCAACGCTCGACCGGCGCATCACTAGAAAACGATAAATTTACCGTTCTTGCTTCTTCATCAATCGCACTGCGATCTAAATTAAAATGACGGGTTAAATCACCCGTTTTGATTTGCTTGTTCATTTACAACCTCGTCTGTTTCTGTAACTGATAAATTTAGGCCGTATTTTTTGGCCAATTCTTGCTCGTATTGCAACTGCTGATAAACATCTTCAATATCTGATCCTTGCTCGGCCACAACTTCTGATGCTGTTTTAATACCGGCCATCACCGCCTCGGTGTTTGCCTTAATGTCTTTTAATGGATCAACCCATGCCCAACCTCTAGGCTGCCAATTTATCTCTGATAGTTTTTCATGATCCGCAAAACTAAATCCGACTGAGCCATTAAGCAAAACCATGCCGAGCCACTCGTTATAAACACGCGATAAAAAATGATCGATCATCCATTGTTGGTTGACACGCCATTGATCGCGTTCTTCTAATGTGCCGGATCGTATTGATGAAAATGAAACACTCTCAAGATCGGACGATAATGAGTTATAACTCACACCCAAACCGCCTGAAATACCGCGCAAAATGCACTTGTTGAAGTCTTTAAATGCTGATGTCGGATGGGTTGGATCAAAGGTGGTAAATGATGTGCCGGCCGGTAATTGCTCAAATGTGCCTGGCTCTGCCTCACTGACTAAATTACCGGCAGAATCCTCATTGCCAATAAATGAATCGCCGGCCTCTGAGGTATAAAATCCCATCTTAGATGCACCAACGCGGGCTGCCACCAATTCGGCCTCCTCATACGCACCCAACATGTTGAGCCGACTCATGGCCGAGGCCATCCAGGTTGCACCCCTGATTTGCTCGGGGCGCTCCGCCTTGTAGGCGTGGATCATATCCTCAGCCGGTACGCGCTCAAAAGATCGGCCACCTTGTGCGTAAGCGGTGGTGCTATTGGTCAACAAATGGTATGCAACTGGGGCGCCGATCTCATTAATCTCGATGCCCATATTAATGACATTGCCATTTTTTAGCTTGAGGTTGTAAGTTTCATCAAGGCGGTTTGTGTCTAAAAATTGCAGCTTTAAGCCGTATTTTGAACCATCTCTAATAAATCTAATTAAGCACTCACCATCTCTCGCTGATGTTTCAATAAACAGCCTTTGCATTTCCAAAAAACTCATGCGCCCATCTGAGGCGCAGTTAATTGGCTTTTGCCATTTCTTAAAATTCTGCTCAATGATGCGGTTGGCCTTATCGTCCAACTTACCTTTTGCCGTTCTTGATTTTGATTGCAGGGTGATACCCTTACTACCAACAACATTGGCTGTCACTAATGATAAATATTTTCTGACATAATCATTATTAATTGATAAATCACGCGCCCTGGCGCGCAGCACCTTACCACCCACACGCAAATCATTATTAATTGATTGTGCACTTGTAGTCCAGGAATTTGTTAAACGATCAATCTTGGCGCCTGCATAAGCGCGCCGTGCGATCGTTTTTTTATGTTTTTTAAATATATTAAAATTCATTTTTAAAATCTGACCTTAATGTTTGCGCTATTGCCGAGGCCATTGCGTAATTTTTCGGCACGCTGCAATTGCACATGCTCTGCTTTATACTTGCCACGCAGTAAAATCAAATCGGCGATCGGTGTGCGTGCTAGGCTGCGGCCTTGTATTGAGTAGCTTTCCTGATCTTTGCTTGCTCTGCCCTCGATGGTGGCCTCAATCGCATCCAATACTTTTTTGACGTGGCCGCGTGGATCAACATTTGATGTGACACGATTTTGCTCAACTTCCCATGTACCAAAATCAACGGTAACACGCTCTAAATCTGATTTTTGTACGATGTAAGCCTGCCAATGGTAGATGCCGGCGACATATTCGCTCGTCACCAATCTCCCAACTTCGACAACATATTCGCCGCCCCTTACAATGGCAGTGATCGTAATATTCGCCGACCCTGATTTTTCTAGCCGTGCCGAATATTTCAAATCGTAATCATCGACTGGATAATCAGTGCTTAAATTTATGCGTTTGAATGTGAGGCGATCACCGGCAACAATGGTTGTTGGCTCGGTTGTTGGATAATTTGAAGAATCGAATAAATTGGCCATAAATCCCTATATCTAGTGTTTTTGAATCATTTAAACACTACATCTAGTGTTTGATTGAAAAATAAGAATAGTAACCTTTTTGGAAATGTCAACCCCAATTTAAAACATTTCTTTGGGTCATTATGTGGACTCATCCAATAGTCCACATGATGTCCATATACAAAAAAATAGATTTGGATGGTGGTGATTTGGTGTTTTTATGTCCACCAATTATCGGGGATTAAGGGATTTACAAAAAAAAAGGGTTACAACACCCTTAATCATTGTGGCAAAACTGCTTGATCAATCACCAACGTGATGCAAAACTGCCCCCGGCTTTAGGTTTGGTGGGTAGTAGCCGACCAGGTGGAGGCACGATCGCTGCCGGTTTATCGTCTTTTGGCTCGTCTTTTGGTGTGCCTTGGGTGCTTTGTGCAAATAAATCCTTGGTGATTGGATCAACCACATCCTCTAAATGCTGCCAATCCTTTTGGCTCCATTTGTTCATGCCTAAATGGTAGGCAGCAGCCAGGGCATAAACACTGCAATCGAGTACCTCGTTGCGCTTATGTGATGGCTTTACCCACTCAGATCGCGGGTGGCCTTTCACATATCGGGTTACTAACTTCTCGGCTGTGATCTGATCAAAAAAATCATCCTCTAGCTTGTCACTAAAATGCACACGGCCTGCACCCTCATCAATGGCGAATCGGCCATACCAAACACCCTTTGCGGTGTCTGATCCTACCGGCCATAGTTGCACACCACCTTTGATGGTCTTGCCTTTGAGGGTGATGTCTTGGTTTGTTGGCCGGCCAACAACCGGGCGGTTGCGGCTTGATTGTCCTTTGATGGCAATCACGTGTCTGTGCTTTCTAATTCGGCAAAAATCATACACCATTTGCGTGTGATGGCCGCCGGTGTCCACTGCCACCGCGCTGAGTTTAACGCTTGATCCGCTCTCATGATCCAACTCTAGTTGTAGCCAATCATCCAACTCCGCCCATAGTTTAGGCGATGCCGGATCACCAAAAAACACATGCCAATCGATTGCCCATGACTCCTGGCCATCCTTACCAAATGCCCAAATCACTGCCTCGAGTCTATTGTCTTGAACGTCAACACCACACGTGGCAATCAATGCACCACTTGGCAAAGTTCGCAGCGGGTATGACTCGGCGCGTTTGCGCAAATCGTTTGGGTCTTGCCGATTGCTCTCTTCATCCCAACATTCTCCCAGGGCGGTGTTGATAAATGTTTTTAAAAGGTGTGGGTCTTGCTGCGCATCTAACCATTTTTGTACCAGGTTTGCCCATGATTCCCAGGGTGAATATAGTGAGGATATGTGATAACTGCGCCGCGTGTCGCGGTAATTATTCTCAGGTTTGGTAGCCACCCATTGTCCGTGCTGCAACATGTTGAGTTTGTCGCTTTCAGTGATCATACCTGAGCAGTGATCGCACATATAAAACGCGGTTTCCGGGCGGGGTATTTTGTTTTTATCCTTATCCCATTTAATGTTTTGCCAATATAACTCTTGCATGGTGTCACAATGCGGGCAGGCCACGTGGTATTTGCGTTGATCGCCCTTTAAGTATTCGCGCTCAACACGGCTGACATCTTTAACGGTTGGCGTGCTGCCGATTAAAACCTTGCGGCGCGCAAATGTTTTTGTCCTATTAACAGCCAACTCAATCGGGTCACCCTCACCATCCAAGTCGTAAGGGTAGGCATCGACCTCATCTAGCAACAAAAATCTGACCGGTACGGATCGCAAATCGGCTGCCGAATTAGCACCGGCAATAAACAACACACCGCCATCAAATGCTTTTGATAAAGTGGTATTTCCACTGTCGCGCGCCCTTGGATCGGCCACCAATCCTCGCAGCACAGGCATGTCCTGAATCATGGTCGACAAACGTTGTTTGCTGTAACGCTTGGCCAGGTTTTGAGTTGGCTGCACCATCATGGTTGGCGCCGGTGCGCGGTGGATTATATAACCCAACATGTTGGTGAGTGCCTCGGTAAATCCTAGCTGTGCGCCTTTCATAATGGTCACAAACTCACACCTGCTTGATGGTGAGAATGCATCCATTATCTCTTTGAGATAGGGTGTGCGATTGGTACGCCAACGCCCTGGCTCTGCCGCATAAGTTTGATTTAACAATCGGTGCTCGTCTGCCCATTCACTCATCGGCTCGCAGGGGTCGGGTTTTAATCCGGCAGCAATTGCAGTAAGCGCCAAACGCTCACCATCAACATCAACTTTCGGTATCTTTTTGCTGCTCATCCTCTACCGGCTCGGCCACTATGTCCGACCATTCCTTGTCCATATCAGTCAAAATTTGATTAATCTCACCCTCAATCATATCGTGGATTTCATGGTGATCACTCTCACCGGCCATTGGTACGGCCAGGCGATCGGCTACCGTCTGCAATGAATTGCGCACACCGCGTGCCGCTGTAAATATGGCGCGCCTCACTATATCAGCACGCACCAAATCACCGCGCAACTCTGCATCATTCATCTCTGCGATGTTGGCCTGCGCTGTGATCAGTCGGGTTTTTTCACCGTGTTGATCAGTGTTGGCAACGCCACCAAATGCGCGCTCACGTAAAAACTTCACATATCCCTGCACGCTTTTCACCAAGTCATATTGGCCACGCCCTTGTTTGGGGATCACCCCCTCACCCACCAACTGCTGACACCGGCGCTCGGATAGCATTAACAGTTTTGAGATGGTTTCAATTGAGTAAGTTTGATCAGCCATTAACAACCTTATCAAAGGTTAAACCACTCACCGTATGCACCGCTTGTTTGCCGGTGTACTCTTGCCATCTTTTGACAATCACATCCACATAAATCGGATCAAGTTCCATAATAAAAGCATTTCGATTTGTTTGTTGTGCGCCAATAAGAGTTGATCCACTACCGCCAAACAAATCTAAAACATTAATTAATTTAATATGGTTGCTGAATGCTCTAACGCTTAACTCAACTGGTTT